AGTGCAACCAGGTTGGGGTACTTTAGATTGGGGTGAAAATGGTTGGGGTACTGTTAACTCAGCTGTATTTAATTTAACAGGTTTATCTGCAACATCTTCTGTTGGAACTTTAATTGCTGAAGATGTAGTAGGTCTAACAGGTTTGTCAGCTCAAAGTGCTGTAGGATCTTTAAGTGCTAAATCAGATGTTTCACTTACACTATCTGCATTAAGTTTAACATCAAGTCCAGGATTATTATCAGTTGATGATCATTCAGTGGGTCTGCCAGCTTTATCAGCTACAAGTGCTGTAGGAAATTTAACTCCAGCAGATGTAATGGGGTTAACTGCTCCATCTGCTGCTCAAACAAACGTTGGTGCTATAACTATTTCATCTAACCCTGTTATTGATATAGTGGGTGTTTCTGCATCAACATCTTTAGGTTCTTTAACAATAGAAAATATAACTCCTGCATTGTTAGCAGGTCAATCGGCTACAACATCTTTAGGATCTTTAACTACAACTCAATTATCTATAGCTAGTTTAGTAGGACTAGGACAGACAGCTACTACGAGTTTAAATGATGCTATTAATCTTCAATACTTTAATAGATTAGTACCTAAGGATAGCACGGGTTACTCAAGAAAAGTACCTAAAGATAGTACCGGTTACACAAGAAAAGTAGCAAACTAATGTTTGACTTAGTAATAAATAAACAATATAAATAACAACAATCAGGAGTACAAAATTATGGCATCAACATTCACAGATCTAGGCCTAGAGCTAATGGCAACCGGCGAAAACGCTGGTACTTGGGGAACAAAAACAAACGCAAATTTAAGTCTTGTAGAACAACTTACGGGTGGTGTTAATTCTCAAGCTGTAACTGATTCAGGAACGCCAACAGCTTTAACAATAGCCGATGGTGCTTTAACGGGTACTGCTCAACATAGAGTTATAGAACTTACAGGATCAATATCTGGAGCTAGAGTTGTAACTTTTCCTTTACTTACAGAAAATTTTTACATTATTAAAAATGGTACAACAGGTGCTTCTACAGTTCAAATAAAAGCTGTATCTGGTTCAGGAGCAACAGTTACTTTTTCAGCAACTGACAAAGGATATAAACTTATTTATCTTGATGGTGTTGCAACAAACACTGGAGTTTTTGAAGCAACTGTAGGAGCAACTGGAGATGTAACTCTTACAGGAACACAAACTTTAACAAACAAAACTTTAACAGCACCTAAAATTGGAACTTCAATTTTAGATACTAACGGAAACGAATTATTACTTTTAACAGCTACAGGTTCAGCGGTTAATGAATTAACTTTAGCTAATGCTTCAACAGGCAATGGACCTATTCTTTCAGCAACAGGTGAAACTAATGTTGATATAAATTTAAACCCTAAAGGAACAGGTGTACTTAAAAGTGCAACAGCTGCAGTTAAAATTGCAGGAACAGAGACTATGTGGGTTCCAGCAGCAGCAATGTATGGAGCTACAACTAACGGTGCAGCTGCAGAACAAGTTGAAACAACAGCAACAAGACCTGATATGAAAGTATTAGATTTTGATGCAGGGACAGATGAGTTTGCACAATTTTCAGTAGCTTTTCCTAAATCATGGAATGAGGGGACGGTTACTTATCAAGTATATTGGACTCCGGCTTCTACGAATACAGGTAACTGTATATTTGGTTTACAAGGAGTTTCTTGTGGTGACAGTGATACTATTGATATTGCTTACGGAACAGCAGTTAATATTACAGACGCAGGGATTGGAACAGTAGAAGATCAACAGGTTTCAGCTGTAAGTAGTGCAGTTACAATTGCAGGATCTCCTGCAGTAGATCAACTAACTTACTTTCAATTATTTAGAGATGCAAACGCAGGTGGAGATACATTTAGTGCCGACGCAAGAGTTCTAGGTATCAAAATATTCTTTACTACTGATGCAGCTAACGACGCATAAGGAATTAGAATATGAGAGATTTAAAAAATAAACTCACATCAAGTAAGAACACAAAAAATATTCAATCAAGAAAAGGTAAATCATTTGGTTATCAAGTTTTAGGATTTGGTGCTGGTGGTGGAGTAGTATCTGATTTTATCATAGCAACAGGTGGTACAATAACAGAATCTGGAGATTTTAAAATTCATACATTCACATCTCCAGGAAGTTTTAGTGTTACTGAAGGTGCTGTTGGTCCAAATAATATCGTTGATTATTTAGTTTTAGCTGGAGGAGGCGGTGGTGGAAGTATAAACGCTCCATTAAGCAATAACGGTGAGGCTGGCGGAGGCGGTGGTGGGTATAGAGAATCTCCAGGAACTGCTACAGGGTCTTATACAGTTTCTCCTTTAGGATCCTCTCCAGCTGCAGCAATTCCAGTTTCTTCAAGTAATTTTCCAATAGTAGTTGGTGCTGGTGGTTCGGGTTTTGCTGGAAGTCCTCCAGCTCAAACTCCTGGTGCTCCAGGAAAAGGTAGTAATTCAAGTTTTTCAAGTATAACCTCAACAGGTGGAGGGGGTGCGTCTAGTGGCCCGGCAGGGGCTCCAGGTGCTGCTGGTGGTTCAGGTGGCGGAATAAATTTAAACTCTATACCTGGTGGTGCAGGAAATACTCCTCCTGTTAGTCCACCACAAGGAAATCCAGGTGGAGCTGGTAATACATCTTCTGGTGGTAGTGGAGGGGGTGGAGCATTAGTCGCTGGTAGTGCAAGAAGTGGCCCCGTTTCTGGTTCGACAGGTGGGGGTGGAGCAACAAGTTCAATTAATGGAACACCAACAGCAAGAGCTGGTGGTGGAGCTGGGGGTGGATATAATAATAGCTCTGTTTTTTCAGGTGGTGCTGGAGGTGGAGGAAATTCCGGCTCTAATAGCACAACAGACGCAACTAATCTTGATGGAACTAATGCAAAAGGTGGTGGTGGAGGTGGAGGAGCTTCAGGTGCGCCAGGTACTTTAAGGGGAGGAAATGGTGGTTCAGGGGTAGTAATCATAAGGTATAAATTTCAATAGGTAACATATGGCACACTTTTCAAAAATATCAGAAAACAATGAAGTTTTACAAGTTTTAACTTTAGAAGATAAATATTGTATGGATAAAAACAATAATTTTTCTGAAACTGTTGGACAAGCTTATTTAGAAAAACATAATAATTGGCCTGCAAATTTATGGATTCAAACATCTTATAATACATCTCGCAATCAACATTTAAAAGGTGGTACACCACTTAGAGGAAATTATGCTGGTGTTGGTCATATTTGGGATTTAGAAAATAATGTTTTCTTGCCTCCAAAACCTTTTCCATCTTGGGTAAAACATTTAGAGTCTGCTTCTTGGAAATCACCAATAGGCGATGCACCTACAATAACTGAAGAACAATCTTTACAGAACCAGGAACAAACGCATAGGTGGGGATATATCTGGGACGAAGATAATCAATCTTGGAATTTAGTAGATTTTATGATATAGTATTTTCATGGGTGGTGGAATTAGTAAAAAAATTTTAACAGAACAATCTGTATATTATGGCGATGTCTCAATGCCAAAACATTGGGAAATAGATAGAAATGAATTAGCGCATCATATTTTACATTCTAATTTAACAAATGAAGGACTACAGTTTTCAAGAACTTTTGATAAATTAAATACTTATATAAAAGATCATATTGGAGTTAAGTATAATATTTCTTTAATTAACAAATCAACGTGGGGAAATATCTATAAACCCAATGAGACAACAATTCCTTTATTAAATATAGATCCAGTAGATTTACGTAACTCTCCAGATTATACATTACTATATGGTGTAAAAGTAAAAGATTGTTTTGTTCGAATACATTATGAAGACAATAGACGTAAAGGAAGAAGTTGGGATGTAGAACTTAAAGATAATATGTTTATTATGTTTCCATCTACTAATATGTATTATCTAACTAACAATCAAAAAGATTTATTAAATTTTGTTCAAACAATAACTTATGAATATATCTAATTACTATTGGTATTTTAAATCAGCATTGACACCCAAGTTTTGTGATGAAGTAATACAGTATGCTAATAATCAAAAAGAAGTTATGGCAAGAATAGGTGGATATGGTGATAAAGAACTATCAAAAAAAGAAATATTAGATTTAAAAAAAAAAAGAAACTCTGATTTAGTTTGGTTAAATGATACCTGGATATATAAAGAACTACATCCATATGTTCATATGGCTAATAAATATTCAGGTTGGAACTTTGAATGGGATAGATCTGAATCGTGTCAGTTTACAAAATATAAACACAACCAATATTATGATTGGCACTGTGATAGTTGGGAAAAACCTTATGAAAGAGAAAATAAAAATGATCCTGACAATGGTAAGATTCGAAAACTATCTATGACTTGTCAATTAACAGATGGTTCAGAATATGAAGGTGGTGAATTAGAATTTGATTTTAAAAATTATAATCCCCATATGAGGGAAGAAGCTAAACATTTAAGGCAAGCAAAAGAAATACTTCCAAAAGGATCTATTATTGTATTTCCTTCTTTTGTATGGCACAGAGTTAAACCCGTAACTGCTGGCACAAGATATAGTCTTGTTGTTTGGCATTTAGGAAAACCATTTAGATAATGCAAATAAATAATGTTTAAGAAAAAAAAATATACAGTTATTCGTCAAGCAATATCAAAAGACTTAGCATTTTTTGTTGCAAATTATTTTATGATGCAGAAACAAGTTTATGATACTTGTAGACAAGCTAGATACTTTTCTCCTTATGAAAATATTATAGGTTACTATGAAGATATAAATGAACAGATTCCAAATACTTATTCACAGTATTCTAATACTGCTATGGAAACTTTAATGTTAAAATGTCAACCCAAAATGGAAGAAGCTACGGGTCTTAAATTATATCCAGCATATACTTATGCAAGAATTTATAAAAAAGGTGATGAATTAAAAAGACATAAAGATAGATTTAGTTGTGAGATATCTACTACTATGAATCTTGGTGGTGATGATTGGCCAATCTATTTAGAGCCATCTGGAGAAATTGGTAAAAAAGGAATTAAAGTAGATTTAAAACCAGGAGATATGTTAGCTTATTCTGGCTGTGAGTTAGAACATTGGAGAAATAAATTTAGAGGTAAGGAATGTATTCAAGCATTTTTTCATTATAACAATCGTAAAACAACAGGCGCTAAAGATAACATGTTTGACAAGCGTCCACATTTAGGTCTTCCATCTTGGTTTAAACGATGATATATCCCTATGATGGAGACAGTAATCCACCATACCTACTGTCTCCTTTATAAGGATTATATTACATGTTACAAAA